AAAGTCCAAACTTTTCTGGGAATTTGACTAACTTTTTGATAAGAACGAGTGTACTGCATAACTGTAAGATTACATTTTATATGTCGCAAATCAGCTGTACCACCAGGACGAGCCACATATCCGTAATGGCTTGCTAAAATTACCCAGGGACGTATCACCATATCTAAAAATGAAGTATTGGTTTCAAGAAATTCTATCTTTAAAAACTTATTAGCATAACTGGTTCTTTTTGAAGCAAGAATTCCAGGTATAAATCCCCTGTTATTGTCTATTGGTGCACTTTCTATTTCATAATCATCTTGAGGAAGATTGACTCCTTGAGCAAAAATACATCCAATTACCTTTTGATAAAATTGACTGGTTAATATTTGTGCAGGACGACTGATATTCCATCCTTGTTTGGATCCGTCTGTATATTCCAAACCTTGAATAATTTCACTGGATATGGCTCGGGGATAATTGTCTATTAAAACTACCCACTGACTATTTAAAGGAACAGTTGAAAACCAACTTTCCATTTGAGTAAGAAAATACTCTTGTGGACTTATTAAAGGTACGCCAGGGATATTGAATCCATATGCGTTTGTAACTTGTGGGGCAAAAGGAGGATTTCCGCCTGTTGTTAATCCTCGTAGATTGTTAGTTAATCCCCGAATTGCATCTGTGATTGGATCGTTAATTGCTCTATCTCCTTCTAATATTATTTAGAAGGAAAGCCCGATTATGGATTGCTGAATCTAGCGTTTACGGGAGGAGTTGTTCCACCATTTTGGAATGTGCGGCGGAAATAGTGATAAGCGATAGTCGCTGTGAAGGTAACAAAGTCTCCTCCGTTGGTTGTATCATATTCAAGAGGTCCAACACTGCGAGGGCTTACTCCAACCAATTGATACTGAGCAACACGGTTCAATTGATTGTCTAGTTGAACCATATCAATTGTTGCTGTTTGCTTGGGAGAAAAATAATTTCCAGTGCTTGTGATATCATCAAACACGTCGCGACTCCAATCTTCAAACTTCTGACGAATTTTGCTGTTGCTATCACAATAAAATTCCAAGCTATAAGCTTCAGAACCAGGATATTTAACTGTGCCTGGAATGTGGAAATCCAGACCCATGTAAGGGACTGTGACTTCAGTTATTTCACGGGCAGGAAGTTGAGCAGTGCGAATATAAACCAAATCGTTTTCATCAAAACTTACGTTTGAAGCATCACCTGGATCAACATTTAATAGACGAAAACTAAATTTACGAGCGAAATCACGCTCAGTTGCGATTTGATAAAAACTTTGAATTGTTTGTGTTGTATCAGCCATAATAATATTTATTCTTAAGTTATGTTTTTTTTTGATTTTTTTTACTCTAAAGTCAACAAATATTTAAGTTTATTCAAATCTGCAACAATCTCTTCCACAATGTTTTGTGCATCTGAATCTTTTGGATCTAGTAATGCACAAGGCTGACCTGTCAATATTTGTAAATACTGGTTTATTTTTACAAGAACAGTTTCATTAGAATGAGGTAGAATTTCAAAATTTAAAGGTTTATATTCATATTGCCTATAACGCCCAAGTAAAGTTTCAACCAAACTATCAAAAGCTTTAGCCAAATCTTTTCCTATCTTATCAAAAGCTTCGTGTTGAGCAAAACTGAATGTTTGCCAATGAAAAAGTTTTAATTGTGCTGAACATTCAAGAGCTAATTTTATGACAATTGTTGGATCATAAACTGGTTGTTCCTGGTATAATTTAACAACTTTTATGGTTGGCATAATTATATTTATGCTTTTTTAAGAGTTTACAATATAAAAAATAACCGGCCAATATTTTAGTATTGACCGGTTATTAACAATTAATCAATTATTAGGCGAGCAATTCTTGGAAGTCTTGGCCAGTGCGAGTGGCATAGAAGTTTACCAAGATGAACTCAGCGGCACGAACAGGTTTGATATAGATGTCAACAACCAGTTCATTTTGATCGATAACGTCAGGAGTATTGTTCCTTTCGTCACAGATGATCAGGTAGTCGTAGACACCTTGTGTATTCTTAGCCAGATCAAAGATCGGGGTTAGAACATTCACAACCTGAGTACGTGTGAAGAGTGTGTTTGGCTCGAACACAAAGAACTTGACTGTGTTACGTGTGGCTGTTTCCAGATACAGGAACAACCGACGAACGTTTACACGATCAAATGCGCTGGGTTTTTTGAGCAAGGTCTTCTGACCGAATATTACGAATCCTTCAGCCGGGAAGAATGCAACAGGGTTGATATTGATCTTATAAAGTGTATCCCTTTGTTTTTGATTAGGATAGATCGGAAGATCATTTACACCGAGCAACACACCGCGAGTAAATCCTGCAGGTGCGAACCAAGGTTGGAAGTTATCATCGGTATTTGCATAAGCTGCAGCTGCGAATCCCGAGAACGGAACCCATGTTTGCCTGCTTAGACCATCATCAAATACCCGAGCACATGTGCCATAAGTTGCAGCATAGCTTGTGTTAAGCAATGAGAAGTTATGGCGGAGTGGCCAGTATATGTGTTGATTAAAGTTCTTGGTTGGATCATCAATGATCTTGCTGTTTTCACCTTGAACAAAGATGTTGCGGATAGGATCTGCAATAAAGATGTGATCCTTACGAACATTTTGAGCAAAGTTGATGAATGTGCTGGCAACAGAATTATAATTTTCACGGATAGTCAACGCATTACCATTGATGGATTCATTGTTTGTCACATAAAATCCGCTCATATCCAAAGGAATTGTATCGTCAAAGATGTTTGCACCACTCAATACGTCTGAATTGTATTCAGCAGCAGCAAAAATGGTTCCTAATCCAGCTTCAACAGTGATGCTGATGTTGTAAAGATCTACATTTTCAACAAGATCAAACACACGTTGCAGTTTGGCGGGTATGCTTCCGATAAGCTTGGTGCTAACAACTGTGCTATCGAATGCACCTAAGCTGTATAGTGAATCAGCTCTTTTTAGAATTCCGTTTTGAAGAATTGCACTTACAGTTGCGCTAGGAGCACCTACACGTGTTTCGTAAGTTACATTAGTATCAACAAATCCATTGCCGTTGTAAGGAATTGCCAAATTAGGATTCAGCACACGGACTTTCTTTGTGGGAAAGCCTGCACTGCTGATCCAAGTTTGAGTGTTGCGATTGGTGATAAACGGATTGATCAGCATCGAAACATTGGGACTATCATCTTCACGTGATCCCAGGAAGAATGAGATAGGTAATCCACCGTTCACATCATTGATTTGTCTCCAATAATCAAGAGAACCGACATAACTTTCAGAAAGGAGATAATCAAGAGTTAATGTATCTGTGCCAAATGTGCTTTGGCGAAGTTTGAATAGACCGACCAGCAATGTATCGTCAAATTGACGAGTGCTAACATTGAAGGTTGGAAGATTTTCCATAATTTCACTGATACTGTTTCCAATTCCAAACTCACTTGCACTGAGAGGGAAGTTAAGACGTGTACGAGGAATTGAAAGGAAGTTGAATGTGGATCCGGCGTTGCTATCAATTGTTTTGATAGTATTAACACCATCGAATTGAGTAGCAGGATTCAGGTTTGTATTGTCAATTGCACCTAAATAATATCCTTCATACCTGTTGTTAATGCTGGTTTGAGCTTTATTCAACACGATAATTCCAGCATTTGCCAATTGTGTCAGCTTGCTGGCACCAGTGCTGGTAAATGTGAATTGTGTTGGAACATTCTTCCATGCAGAAAATGCACTTCCATTTAAAATATCTTGATATTCTTGAGCAGTCATTTCGATTTGAGTGGGTTGACCCAAGAAATATGTGTTTGCACCGCTAAGACCAACTTCTCCAGTAGCAGGTACTGTTCCTTCATCAGTATCGTAAGAACCGTTATAGCTGGTTACAGGATAAACAAGGGCACTGTAAGAATCAGTGAAACCTGCTCCACTTCCGCTACCATATGGCATACGAGTAACAAGAATTTCATTTTGAGATTGGAAAGCTGCTTTTACAGTATGATAAAAATAACGTTCAGGTGCATTAACAGGTCTGCCATAAATATTTTCAAATTCACTCAGACTTGAAGGTTGGATAATTTCATCCAAAGGTCCTTGCGGTGAGAAACCTGCAATTAAAGTAGTTGTGGGTACAGTAATTACAGGACGCAATGAAAGATCAACTTCGTTAATTTCAACTCCGGGACTTTGGATTGTACGTTTAGGCATATAAATTATTTATTCTATTCTGAATAATTTTTTTAATTTTTTTTAAAGAAGATTTGTTATAAGTTGAAAAAAACTGAATTCGAAACTACTTTCAACTTCTCCGCTATCTCTGTAGTTATAAGCTATGGTTCCTAGTTTTACAGGTATTACTTGGTGAAATTCGAATTTTATTTTATTTTTGTTGTATTCATCTAACCCATAGATAGTTATGGTGGTTGAATAATCATTCAATAAAGGAGGATAACTACCTTGATTTGGAATAGCTGTTTTATCATCATTTAAAAGATTCATCCAACTGTAAATGAACCAATAATTATTGTAATTATTATCCACAGTGAATTTAACATTAACATTATTAAAAGAAGGTCGGGAATAACTTGTGACTTTTAAAACTTGTGCACCATAACTGGTTTCAACTTGAGGAATGGTTATATCTGGAACATCAATACCAAACACTGAAAATTGAAAACTATCCAAATTTATAGTGTCATTTCCTCTTTCCAAATTGTTGATTTTATCTCTTAAAAACTTGGAGGGTGTTAAAACCATCAAAAACTTGTCTTTCCGTGCCTTATTGAGCATGGATTGGTTGTATGTGGCTGCCATGATATTATTTAATTAAAGGGGTTTCCAGCCTTGATTGGAATAATAATCCATTTCAATCTCCATTTCGTCCTTATCTTTGGAAGACATGATCACAGGCATGCCGGAAAATCCATCTTCATTAACTCCAAATTTAAATGTTAATCCATCATTCTTTTTAAAAGGAATTATGGAACTGGGCCGGTTATTTTTATCTCTTCCAGTTACTTCATAATATTTTTCCACAAGATCATCTGTTAAAATGAGAAAAGCCATGGCCATACTCATGACACAATCATCAAAATTGTTATTTCCTTTTCGTGCAGCCCATGTTCCGTTTGGATAGCGTATGAATGTTTTCAATTCATTTAATGTGACAATATCCCGAAAAACTATGGATCGCAGTTCATTGATCCAATACCGCATGTTAATGACTGCATGATATTTGGTGTTTGTATTGGTGAATATTCCAGGTTTATCAAATGTTTTTCCATGACTATAACTGATCATTGGATCATAGCTATAATTTTCAAAAAGAGCATCTGCAATCTGACCGCCACAATTGTTTCTTTCAATCAACAATGGAGGATTTCCCCATTGAGCAAGAATATCCACAAGTTTTATTGTAAAGTTATAAGGAGTAATAGTGTTGTCCCTGTACATGGCAACCTGACGAATGCTGCTTAAATCTGCCAAATCAAATATTTGAATTACACTGCTTGCTTGTCCTACCCCTTCAGCCACGTCCACACCTGCAACATATATTCCGTTTTTATGTGGTTGTTCCCATATTTTATATTTTCCATCATCAAAAATGAAAAGAGGATCGCTGCATGCTGCTTTATATTTTTCATAATCATCTCCATTCAGTGCAGATTCACCTTCCTGGAGAAACTCATTTCCAAATTCTTGGTCGAACAATTCTCGACTGCCCAGACTTTTGATTGTATTATCCTTCCATTTTTCGTCTCGACCAGGAATTTCCCACCAATCCACCCTTTCTGTTTTCCAATTATTTGTTCCTTCCATTCCGTCTGTGTATAATTGATAAAAAAGATTGCCAGTTCCATTGGGTGTGCTGGCCACAAAAATTTTACTTTTTTTACTGGATGAAATGATGGGATAAACAGCAGACCAAAATGTTTCCACCATGCTGTTGTCAATGTGAGCCAACTCGTCAATGACCAAAACATTAACGGAACTTCCACGGCCTGCATCAGATGATGTGGTGCTGATACTGATGCGACTGCCGTTGGCAAGACCCATGGCAGTTTTTCCATATTCTGTTACACCCGGTTTTAAAAAGTTGGGAAGATTTTCATAAGCCAATCGAATACGTGCAAAAATTTCTTTGGCAGTTTCTTCTTTATTTGCAACAAGAAGAATTCTTTGATCGTTTTGAAAACATGCCAGCCAAAGACAATAAATGGTCATGACTGTTGTTTTTCCTGCCTGACGACTTGACAGCAAACAAACAAAACGATTGTCCCGTAAACTTCTTAAAATTTTTTTTTGATAATTGTGCAGTTTTATTTTTACTCGACCCACATCCAAATTAACAATGAAAAAATGATTTTCAGCAAAATGAAGAATATTGGATTTGCATTTGTCCATTTCCTTGATCATCTCTGGCGTATACTCAAACTCAGCAGTTGGGGTAGGCAGATTTGGATTTCCCAAATATCTATCATTTGATTTCATCAAGTATAAATACTTAACGTATGAACCAAAAGAGTAAATATATTAAGAAATACGGTATGCCTAAAAGTAACGCAAACACATTATTGGACATTGGAGCAGTTTATCATAAAATGCTTCTGGAAAATGCTGCACATCAACAAGATGAAGTAGTTTTAGAAAAGAAAAGCAAGAAAACAACTGATCCTAAAGCCAAATTCGGCACAAAACCAGGAAAAGGTGGAGTGCAAGCTTTTGAATTGGTTAAAGATAAGAAAATAGTTTCTGAACCCAAACTAAAAGATTTTGCTCATAAGGACAGTGGTCCTGATACTGAACAATTGGCTGAACCTATTGATGTTAAAGAGAAAAAATTTAAAAAAGACAACTATTTTCAACCAGAACAACTCAGTAGCGCCAACGAAAGTGTTATTAACACAAAAAATGTCAATTTGATCATAAATGAGCTTGTAAAAGATGATAAGCATGAAGCTTTTACACGTCTTAGTGAATATAAGACAATATGGGGTAAAAGAAACTTTGTGAATTTGTTGACGGTGGCTGCAGTCAATGGTCATACAGAAGCACTTGAAGAATTTTTCAGTTTTGTAAATAAAAGTACAAAAAATAGAAAGGATAACAGTAAATAATCTATATGAGTAACTTCGACAAACTATATGAAGCTGTGATGTCCGAGGACGACGTTGAACTTGGTATCACTGGCGCTCAACCCGGCACCGCCGATGTCGCCCCGGCAGCCACTAGTGAAGAAACAGAGCTGACTCCTAAAGAGCATCTCGCCAAAGCAATTGAACTTTTGCAAAAGCTTCAAAGCCTTGATCTTATCCCCGATGATGTCGGTGGTGATGAATCTGCATCTGATGAAGATTATGAAATGTCATCTTCAGATGAAGACGCTGAAGAGAGCGATGATGAAAGCGAAGATGAAGATGAAGAAATTGCTACTGAAGAGATCGAAGCAGAAGATCTCGGTCATGCTCTTGTTAATGCCAAAAAAGGTCAAGAACTATCAAAAGTTTCTTCCGGCAGCAACAAAGTTGCTAGCACATTGACCAGTCTTGCCAAAAACGGCAAGGGTGGTGATTCCAAAGTAACTGACAAGGTTGGAACCGAAGGCGAACGGGGCCACGCTCTTGTTGGATCTGGAGTCAAAGGTGGTGCACCCACAAGCACAAAAGGAAAAGCCAACGTCGTTCCTGGAGTGATCAAGGGTGGCGGAAAAGGTGATCAAGACCTGTTCCAAGCCAACTGATAAAAATATATAATAAAAAACCCCCGTCTAATCAACGGGGGTTTTTTTTTGACTAAATAACTATATGGCATTTGAATACCATTCCAAGCTAAATAAAAAATTTTGGAAAGATTTCCATTTAAATAAAGAAGTATCTTCCAAGCTTGTTGATATTGCATTGGAGTTTTATCGTAGTTTAAAAACAAATGCACCATTGGAAGATATTGAATTTACAGGTTCCTTAACCAATTACACATATACAAACAAGAGTGATATTGATCTGCATTTGAAAATAGATTTCAGCAAAGTAAAAGCCAAACCTGAATTGGTCAAACAGCTTTTTGATGCAGAAAAATATAAATGGAATTTGAGCCATGATATCGTTTTAAAGGATCATCCTATTGAAATATACATTGAAGATACATCAGTAAAACCATATGCCACCAAACCTGTTTATAGTCTTTTAAAAAACAAATGGCTTCAAAAAGCTTCATATAATCCACCGGAAATTGATGAGCAAAATGTATTGAAAAAATATGATCATTTTAAAAATGAAATTGATTCACTGATTGATCTTTTCCGTAAAAGTGATTGCCGTATCATTTTCCGCCAAATTCATAACCGGGCTAAAAAAATAAGAGAAAAATTGGCAGATTCCAGAAAAGAATGTATGACAGATAAAAGCACCATATTTGATTTTTGCATTGAAAATCTTGTTTTCAAAAAATTAAGGGATGCTGGTTACCTGGATAAACTAAACGATTTGAAAAATGAATCTTATGATAAAATTTACACAGAACAAACATGGAACAGCGGTATTCCTAATCTTTTTGTGAGTGATTTGATAGGAACAAAAAGTCAAACATCTCAAATGTTTGACAAAAAGAAACGGGGAGCCCGTCATCAAAAACCTTTTATACGGGATCCTGGATTGCGTAAACATTCTCGAACAGTTCCGCTCATGCATCAAAATACCGACACATTTGCTGAAGTTGGTGTTTTGAAAAAAAGCAAAGGAAGAAGAATAATCAGCGAACCCCGGGCCATGCAAATTGCAACTTTTTACAATGTGAATTTAAGTGAAAAACCAGTCAAGCTTGGTCGTTCATCTGTAAGTATAAGAAAACAAAATAATATATATGTATTGGAGAGTGAATGAGCGTTGATCGATATTTGGGACCAGGTTGTGTTTCTGTGTATCCTTTCAATTACACAGCCAGTGTTCTGCGTTTTACTGACAAAGAAAACAATGAATGTGAACGGGATGTGATCGGCAACTATTGGCGGGAACAGATAGATCTTTATGGTCAAAAGATAAATTATTGGCAAAATCCATACAGCACATTGAGTGCCGACAACATTTATGGTGAAGATCCAATCACAAGCTGGCCCACTCCCAAGCAGATTGTGATGGCCATCACACTAGATGAAGACAATCTTACTTTAAATAAATTCGGATTTGATGGTCAGGATTATATTACTGCATTTGTTCATATCAGCAGCTTTTATAGTGTTTTTGGTCAAAATCAGGAACCTAAAAGCGGTGACGTTGTTAAACTTCTGGAGTATGGAAATGACAGACCAGGAGATCGGGATGGAAAATTGTTTGAAATAACCCAAAGACTGGATAGTGAAAACAGCAAAATCAATGCATTGGCCGGACATTATGTATGGTTGCTCAAAATGAAGAGATTTGATTATTCACAAGAAGTGAATCTGCCCAATGAAAAAGGCAATCAACAAGTCATGGACAACACTGGTTATGGCACACTCAGTGCAACTGTAAGTGGAAACGTACCGACCAATCCTCGGTCAGAAAATGTCCAAAGCAGTGCTCCTCAAATTGTTAATAGATTTGTTTTTAATTATGAAGGTTCTGGACAAGATGAAGTGTATGGAACTTATGATGTGCGAGATAATTGATTCAATTGAATTTCAGGTAAATCAGCTTCTTCATCTTCTTTTTCAGACGCATCTTCCTGATATTTCTTTCTTTTCAAAATATCCAGATTTGCTTTTTTAGTATCAATTCCAAATTCGTGATGATTCACTTCATCCAACATTGTTTCAAAACGACTATCCATATATTTCTGAATAGCAATCGGTTGTATCCAAAAATCATCTGACATGTTCACATTGAATTCGCTGCATTTCTTTTCAATAAGATCAATACTTTCCACCAAACAAAGCCAACGAGCCATCTCGCTTTTGCTCATTTCAACACGGGCCGGACGGTTTTGATGATTCATTTCCATCACTACATTATCAGAAATCTTTTTGGGATTATCATCGCTCAATTCCATAATAATTTCACATAAACTTTTTAATTCCTTTTCAGAAACATTCAGCTTTGCTCTGCGACCATAAAACATCATGTCCATGGAAATGTTTTCTTTCATCTTTTCAAGATGAGGATTTTTTAAATTGCGAGCAACTTTGTCGCTTATGTTTCGCCATTCATCAGCGCTCATCTCGATCTTTGAATTTTTATTATTGATCGGGATGGATAAAATTACTTTTTGATTATTGTTGTCTTCGGTTTGTGTTTTGATCGTGGATGTATTGTTGAACATATGCAGCCAAAATACAGAAAAGCAGAGGAACGTCAAGTTTAATCTTCAATTCAGTCATGATGCTGAATGCTGCATTGACAGATTCATAAATTTTATGCACCACGAAACTTTTTCGGTCTATACCTTCTGGATTTTTTATGCTTAACTTTTTATATTCCTGAAAAATTTCTTCAAAAATATCCAAAATGATGCGTTCACTATCATTTAAATTTTTCTTTTTGGTTCGAAATAATTTATATAAATTATAATATTCTGGACCTTTTTTAACAAAAAATTCACTCAGTTCCTGATCAAATTCCTGTGCCCAATTTTCATTTTTTACAGTGGAAACAGGCACAACTGCTGTGCTATTAACACTTTTTGCGATTTGATATAATAAATTACTCATTCAGATTTAGGGGCAGAGCTTCCAAAGATTGCACCACCACTGGTTCAGTTTCAAGGGCAGTGCCCAATTTGACATAAACTGATATTTGTTTGTCACATTGAAGGCATTTGTAGCTGGTTCCTTGATTCAGATCAATTGGCACAAAGCATTTGCTTTTCTCTGCACAAGGACAGGTCAGTTCTACTCCTCGTTTATTATACTCTTTTTCAATCTGCAAATTAGTTTCCTTGATACGCAAACCATATCTTACTATGGCAAACTTATGAAAAGCAAAATCGATGGCATACTGCAGTCCCACTGTGAAACAAGATGTGAAAAAATATGTCCAAAAATTCCTTACATTAAGGGAATATAAAATTCCAATACTGGTCAAAGGAAGACTAACGAATAATATTGTTCTGAATAGCATTTTAACCCTCTAAAATCTTATTTAGAGGGGTTACAGTTTCTTCAAGTATCTTTTGTGCCTGATTGATCTTGTCGATAACCTGTTCCAATTGGTGCAATTTCTCTTTCTTGTTGCCAATAAGAGGGTTATTCTTGCTCATTTCACATATCATCTTGCTGTTGCTTAATTTTACAAAATTATCTGCCAAACTTTCAAAAATCTTGTCCAGAGGATAAGGAAGATTTTTAGGAGCCAGTGTGCTTCCTTGAGGTGAGTATTTTTGAATTAAATCATCAACTGTAAGTGTTTGACCCTTAAGCTCCCGACTGGCTATGCCACTAACCCAGCGATTATAAATCATCTGGCTATCTTCATTAAACATATATATTTTATTTACCTTTATAATAAATAATAATATGGCCATATTTAACAAATTATTTTCAAATATTATAAAAGAACAGGACAAACCTGAACTGGAAGCTCCTGCTGTTCAACCTTCAGAAGACAGGACCAGTATGGAAGCTGAATTGGATAAAGGCACAGTTCCTCAAGAATTTGATGTTAAAGCAGTTACCCGGGAGCAAATGGCCAGTCGTCAAACCAATTCTGCTCAAGCCATTGAACTGCAAACATGGGTAAGAAACATTGATAAATTTCTGGAATATCTAAACAGTCCCGACATTAATTCAGTTCAAACTCAGTTGCATATGGCTCCTTGCGACACGCTTTTTGAAAAAGTTGCCAAGAGTGAAACTAAAAAGATTGCTCGTGTTTGCGTTGAATTGAGTGGTCTTAGCGAACGTCTAAAAGCATATCTTATCGCCAGCAAGAGCGAAAAATAATCAGATCATCATTTTTGCCCGGGCTTTATGTCCTTGAAAAGTGTTTTGTAAAACAAAATTCACATCCACTTTGTTTTGTTTCAATCCCATGCACATTTCATTAAAATCTTTATAAATTATATTTTTGGGCCAAACAAACACTTTCTGACCAGTTTCAATGATCTGCTTCATCTTTTCCCGGGCTGTAGTATCCTTGTTTTGATTGTCTAGTACCCATATTTTTTGATGCAGAGGAAAGTTGCTGAGTTGCTCTTTTTGTTTGTCAGTAAGACTGTTTCGGCTTTTATTGATTCCGCTCACGGCCACTCCGTTATGAATGAAACATGCATCTAAAGGACCTTCAAATATGAAAACGTAGGGTTGTTCGTTCACCCGATTGATGTTGAAAAGACTTCTTTCACCACCGCTTTTGCTCAGATAATTGGGCAAATCGCTAGTATCTCCTGGCAGTTTACGACTTTGATAATAAGCTATTTTATCGTCCAAATCATAAAAAGGTATGATCAATCTGTTTTTATGGATAAAATCAACTGAACTGAACCAGAATGTTTTGGGTCGGTTTATGCTGGAATGCAATCGTCGGTCACACACATATTGTATGGCTTTTTTAAAAATGGGATTATGCATGTTTTTGTAAAGTTGGGTGCTTTCAAAAATGTTAATGCTGTCTTTTGGAAGTATTTCAGGAGTGGGAGCTTCTTTTTCCTCAATGAATCTGGGACTTTCAAAACCCTGTTTACCCATCATTTTACCAGTCAAATCATAATATAATTTATATAATTTTGCGCTGTAACCACAATTGAAACAATAACAGCTGTTGGTTTTATTATAAAAATAAAAACGCTTCTTTTTCAGCCAAGAATCACCTTCGCGGCATATGGGACAACATGCTGTATATGTTTGATTATACTTGTTGTAAGTTAATTTTGCCAAATGATTGGCAAGAAGCGAATGAACATCAATCACCAGGCTATTATATCAGATTTTATATATTATCAACCTAGCTTATCTTGCTGCTAAGTTCATTTATCAAAGTGGTGTTTTGCTTGATCAATTCATGCAATTCCTGTACTGATTTGATAAGAGGAGCGATAAATTCACTATAACCAACTGCTATAATGTCGCCCCCTCCGGTAAAACTATCATCATGATAACCGGCAAAATCAACTCCGGTTTGATCAATAACCTGTTTGATTTGTTGAGCAATTACACCATGATGATAACGGTTGCGTTTTTTGCTACCATCTTTTGGAACTGACACACGTCGGGTGCGTTCCACTTGCCGTGTTTTGGTAACAGGAGTGCGAATTTGTTTTTGACGGGTGCGGGTAACATCCACCAAACCATAAACAGGTTCTTGACGAGTACGGGTCACATCAACTAAACCAAATACAGGTTCTTTAAACGTTACACCGTCTCCAAAATCTTTATCATTATAACCGATAATTTGATTTTCTTTTTCAACATATTCTACATCTTTATAACTAATGATTTGATTTTCTTTTTCAACATATTCTTCAGTTTGATAACTGATTTCATAATCAGTATATTCTTCATCTTCAACATAAGTTTCATCAACATAATAAGCAGCTCGCATATCCCATTTATAATCTACGGGCTGCACTTTGTTGACAAATTCCAATCCAAGAACTGTGGGACGAATATCTGCTTTATCCCGGCAATCTGATACGGTGGTATATGTTCCACCTCGAACTGCTGGAAGGTTGGAGGAACCATCTAACCCTCCTAAATTAATTTGATTGCTGTTTGTAGGTTGTGCGTCGTAACCAAAAGCACTACTATTGATGTAATTCACATTACCAGAAAAAGCACTCGTTCCAACAGCAGTGTTGTTACTTCCTGTGGTACTGCGATAGAGGGAATTAACTCCAACAGAAACATTATTATTTCCGGTGATGTTGCATTGATTGGCATTAGCTCCAACAGCAACGAGAGTACATCCTATAGTGTTGCAAGTGAGGGCACCAGTTCCTAGAGCAGTGTTGCTGTTTCCTGTGGTGTTGCAAGTGAGGGCATTAGCTCCAAAAGCAGCATTTGAAACTCCTATGCTATTTCTCTGTAAAGAAGCATTTCCAACAGCCGTGTTTTGGAATCCTGTCGTGTTGCAAAACATGGAATTAAGCCCAATTGCAACATTGCTAAAACCTGTATCGTTGCAGGATGCAGCACACGTCCCTATAGCAATATTAGAATCCCCGGTGGTGTTGCATTGCAATGCTCCTTCACCAACTGCCACGTTTCTGCATCCAAAGGTGTTTCTGGCAAGAGAACTGGTTCCAACAGCTACGTTATAACATCCTGCTTGATTAAGACATAGAGCACCATATCCGAATGCAACGTTATTGCCTCCGCCGGTTGTATTGCACAGGAGGGCAAAAGTTCCAATAGCGGTATTGTAGCCACCATCAATATTCTTTCCCAAAGCACACCTTCCAACCGCAACATTATAATAACCATTCGTATTATTAAACATGGCATTTGTTCCAACCGCCACATTATCATAACCAGATGTGTTTGAGCATAGAGCGCCGCTTCCAACAGCAACATTTTGGTATCCCGTAGTGTTGCAAAGTAAAGCATTATATCCAACTGCCACATTATCGGTTCCAATGGTATTTCCGCAAAGGGCATTGGCTCCTACTGCAGTGTTCCATCTACCAGTGGTGTTGCAAAAGAGGGCTTGAACTCCAACAGCAGTGTTACTGCATCCTGTGGTGTTGTTACAGAGGGCACTATCTCCAACGGCAGTGTTTAAATCCCCCAAGGTGTTGTTAGAGAGAGCGGTATATCCAAGAGCAGTGTTGCACTTTCCTGCGGTGTTATCATACAAACTATTGGTTCCAAAAGCTGTATTTCGAAAGCCTGTCGTGTTGTTAAGAAGGGCATTAGTTCCAACAGCAGTGTTGTCTCTTCCTGTGTCGTTGCAATAGAGGGCAAAAACTCCAACAGCAGTGTTACTGCATCCTGTGGTGTTGTAAGAGAGAGCGGTATATCCAACAGCAGTGTTTTGAGATCCAACGGTGTTGCAAGCAAGAACAGCAACTCCAACAGCAGTGTTACTGCATCCTGTGGTGTTGTAAATGAGGGAATTAACTCCAATAGAAGTATTTTCCTTTCCTATGGTGTTGCAACGGAGGGCATCATCCCCAACAGCAGTGTTACTGCATCCTGTGGTGTTGTAAAGAAGAGCATTATATCCAATAGCAGTGTTGGCAGCTCCTGTGGTGTTGCAACGAAGGGCATTAAATCCAACAGCAGTGTTACATGTTCCTGTGGTGTTTTGCTTGAGTGTATTGATTCCAATAGCAGTGTTGTAGTATCCTTCAGTGTTGCACTCGAGAGCATCGACTCCAAAAGCAACGTTGTCGTATCCTCTGAGGTTGCAACGGAGAGCACCATCCCCAACAGCAGTGTTAGCGCATCCGCTGGTGTTAAACTCTAGGGCATTAACTCCAACAGCAATGTTGTAGCTTCCTGTGGTGTTGCAACGGAGAGCATTACCCCCAACAGCAATGTTGTTGAATCCGAAAGTGTTGCAAGTGAGGGCATTATTTCCAAAAGCTGTGTTGCAGCTTCCTGTGGTGTTGCAAGCTAGAGCATCCTGACCCAGAATTGTATTAGATAAACTATCTAAATTAATTCCCCGGCCTGCATTTCCTAGATCACGTGCGTTGCTCATATATTATTATTTATGGTTTGGTTGGCCAGATTATCTCTTCAATCGGCAAATCCAGATCAACAACGTCTGGAAAATCCCTCAGTTGTTGCCGATAATTTTCATAAGCCGTTTTCTCTTCTGGAGAAAGAGGCACATCATTCAATGCTGTCCAATCTGTTTGACTCAATAGATAATTCCTTTGCAAACGAATGCTGGCTAGTTTGGAATCATTGTTCCATATTGTCCAAGGATTGATTAAAACGTTTTTGTAAATGCTTCTTGCAGGATCAATAGGGTCTACATACACTGCAACCTGTTCACTTTTTAAAGGTGTTAAAATTGGAAAAAATATGTTGCTGTAAGGTTCGTTTGCATAACCCAGCAATTCAGGTGTGATATCATCCCCAACAGGTCCAAAAACATTATTTGATTGTGTTACTATTATTTTCATATTATGTGTATCTCAAAAAAGAATTCGTACCTGCCCATGCGACTGCATTTTGCGTTATGCCACTAAATGTGGTATTGGGAACACCTCCTAAAAGAACACTAGTAAGGCTTGCTGTTGAATTATAACCATTCAAAACATACAAATAATTCAAATAATTAAATACACCAAAAGTGTCCAAACTCAATCTTGTATTTGATCCTACACTAATTGTAGTGTTGTTATAAAGAAACGTAGTATTTCTTGTGCCACCCCAAACGTAAGTTATATCTGAGTTGTCTGCAAGAGAAAGACCAAAACTTCCTCTGGAAAATGCAGTATCACATATCTTTAAACTGCCTCCTGTTGTTAGACCAACACCCCCATAGGTGGAACCTGAAGCACTATCACTAATAAAACTAAAATAAAGCAGACTGCCTATACAACTATTGAACGTAATTCCACCATAAGATGAAAAGCCGCTGGGTTGAGCGCAATTCCAAACTGCAACACCCAGCATATAAGCACCATTACAAGCATCAAAAGCAAAACCTGGTATAAGCGATTTCAACCCCCCAATATGGAGACAACCAAAAATAACTGGATTTGCACAATTTTCTATAGCTGCGCCTCGAGTATTAGAATCGTAATAATAACTAGTGTTTGGGTAATTAGCGCCAATATAATCCCCATAAAATCCCACATTATTGATAATTGTGCCTCTCATTTCCACACTTGTATCGTCAAAAAAGAAAGGATATATGTTTGTATTTTTTATATACGTGTAAGAAAGTACAACTGAAGAATCTGAATCTGTAGTAAGAGCTCCTCGAGCCGCAAGGTTGCCCCCGCCATTCATCGCAAGATATTTTGAGGTTAGTCTTGATTGAACAAGAGTCAAATTCGTTGGTACTTTTAAATAAAAGTTGCCATCAGAAAGTGTGTGTTCTGTGATCAAATTGGGTTTAGGTTGTGAATTGAATGTCAAAAAGTTGGAATTCAATGATGTATTGTTACGTGCAATTATTCCAAATGCATTTTTTTGTGAACTTAAAGAATAATTTACCACCACATGCAACATTGTTATATCTGAACTTGCGTTTATGGTTGTGTTTGTATTTGTTCCAACAGAAGATCCAAACTCCATTCCTGTATTATTAATTGAAGAATAAATTCCTGAATCGGGACTATATCCACTTGGATTTTGTTGCATGTTGAAAACCAAGCTATCAAAATTTAATCTGCTTCCATATACAACCAATCCAGGACTAGCTTTTAAATTTATTATCGATTTTAAAACTTTGTTTTCAGTTTTGCTTCTGTTGAAACGAAACAGGTCATTGCTGACGATGTCAGTATCTTTACTACCCAAAGATCTCACACCATAACGAGGAAGAGGAAAAAATGATTCTCCTTGAGTAGCTGCTGAACTACTTAATCCTCCGCATACTGTTTGGCACACTTCAATAGTTACACTGCTTCCTGATCGAGCAGCAACCCTGTGAGATCCATAATAATAATCCAAACGACTATTCACCATGTAATAAAATCCTTGGGTTTGCATGGCAGCAGGAAGACTTGCATATGTGGTGGTATAGCCAAGTGGGATGGGAAATCTTATCAGTCCTGTAACAATACACGTATTGGTGCCAAATACCTCTTTAACAACAGCCACTTGATTTAAAATCAACAAACAATCACCCCGATTCAAATATGTGTTGGTGGCTCGAGCATCACTGAATGTGAGTGTGTGATCTGTACTTCCTGTTGCGCCTATTATTCTGTTTCCTTTCCATGCTTCAGGTGTTCCATAATCCATGAATATACGTCTTCGATCTGCACTCGCAAATGTGGCTAGACTTGTTGTTCCGTCTGGGGCTGCAGTATTTGATAAATTAATATCAAACTGATTGAGTGTTGTAGCTCCATATTTGCTTCTATATGTTACAACTCCAGAAAGTGATTGATAAGTTCCAGACAAAGTTGCACCTGCTGTTGAATCTCGCAAAACAGAATAAACAACATAAGCGCCACTGGTTAGCAAAGATTCGCCATTCCCGTTTAATGTAGAATCTAAGTTACTATTATAACCTGAATATAATGAAGGTTGTCCACTTGCTTGAGCAGCTCCCAAACTAACATTTTGTATAGCTTTGGCTCCACTAACATACCATATGCAGACATAATCATTTACTAGAGGATTAGTCAGTGTGTCGTCAAAAGTGAAAGTTGCACTAAGAGCAGCTCCTGTTGCCATTTGCACGTTTGTCACAGGATTGATTCCCGTGGAAACAAATCCTTCTTGATATGATCCACTTAATGTAAAAAATTGACCATTTGGATGATTCAGCACCATCACATCATTTTCATCAATTGCTTCAGGATCTATTGCAAATGTCACACTACTTTCTCCCGAATCTAGCAAATATGAACTCATGCTGTTGAACGCAGTGCTTAGTTTTTTATAAGTGCGGGTGCTGCCCACTGGAATAACAATATCTCCTCCGGTAAGTTGAAATGTGTTTCCAGTAATGGTCACATCGCCCAATCCGCTGCTGGGATTCAATATTATTCCCGGACCTGCTATGATGCGGCTTACTCCTCCCAAACCACCAATGTCATAAGCACTGAGAGTGGCCACATCCAACACGTCACCGCTGCTCAATCCTTCTGATAAAGTGATGGTGCTTCCATTTGATGCTGAGTAAT